CGTGTTTCATGCTATCCCACAGAAGGGTATTGCGTTTGAAGAAGGCCCGAACGGTAACGTAGAGACACACTGGCGACGATTTAAGGTCAAGGCTCGCAACCTGACACGCTACTGGGATGGGTTCAAGCCGTCTGAGGCTGTAGCCAAAAAAATCAAAGACTCGCCAGATGCTGACATTGATGTGCATGAGGGTGTTGTTTATATCCCTAAAACCAAGACTTACTATGGCTGCGTATGGGTTAAGGGTGAAGACCATATTAGCTGGATGGAAGACTTTGGCGCATCTAGCCCTTGGGTTACTGGTCGTTACTCTAAGGTGTCTGGTGAGATTCGTGGTCGCGGCCCTGCACTGCAAGCCCTGCCAGATGTGCGCTCACTTAACAAGGCCAAAGAGTTTGTACTCCAGAAGGCAGCTATTGATCTGGCTGGTATGTACACCGCTACTGACGATGGCGTGACCAACCCCTACAATCTGAATATAAGCCCAGGCATTGTTATTCCAGTTGGTTCTAACAACTCTGCCAACCCATCCATTCAGCGACTGGATACTGGCTCTAACCTACAGTTGGCCCAGTTCCAGATTAACGATATGCAGATGGCGATCAAGAGAGCTTTGTTTAATGATCTGCGTGATCCGACTGGCCCTGTACGTTCAGCTACCGAGGTTGCTATCGACAGCCGCGAATTGGCAAAGCGTATTGGTTCTGCGTTCGGGCGGTTGCAGACAGAGGTACTTATCCCTATCATCAAGCGTGTTGCATCCATTCTGACCCGCAGAGGGGTTATTACTCCTATTGAGCTGGAAGGTCGCAACATCGACATTAAGTTCCTGTCTCCGCTTGCTAAAGCCCAGGATGGTGAGGATATACTAAGTGTTCAACAGGCTGTTGCGTTTGTAATGCAGACTGCTGGGCCAGATCAGGCTAAGATAGGGTTTAAGCTAGAGGACTTTGGCACTTGGGTTGCAGGTAAAACTGGTATGCCAGCAGAGTTAGTTAGAAGCCCTGCTGAAAAACAGACAGTTATTGAAGCTGGAGCTGCTGGTGCAATGCAAGGTATGCAGGGGTCTGAAGCTCCACCTAATCAAGGACAAACCGCTCTATGAGTTGGGACACAATCAATCAGGCGACCACTAATGCGGAAGATGCAAATGTGGTCAATGCAGAGAAAAGAAAGACTGCTGCTGAGTTGGCACAAGCATATAACGAATGCTTTTCTGGTGACATCGGGAAGCGTGTGCTTGAGGATATGACGCAGCGGTTTATCTTCAACAACTACACTCCTTTAGGCTCCGCCAATCCAAACTACGAAGCCGCTTACCACAACGGTGAGTCGGGGGTTGTAAAATTCATTATCAATCAGATACAGCAAGCAAAAATACTCTAGGAATAATATTATGACCGAAGAAGCGCAGATCGCAGAAGAAAGCGGCACTCTGTTGGATGAGGCCACCCCCACCCTTTCTGAGGGTGAATACTTTTTATCAGATGGTATCAAGGGTACAGGTGAAACACCCGAATGGTACAAAAGCGACAAGTATAGTTCTGTCGCGGAACAAGCCAGAGCTTACACTGAGCTAGAAAAGAAGTTCGGTGGGTTTACTGGTGCGCCCAAAGATGGATACGCAGGGCCAGAAGGCGTAGATGCCGATGATGGATTGCTGGCAGAGCTGACCGAGTTTGCCTCTACTCACAACATGAACCAGGAAGCATTTAACCAAGCCTGGGAGCTGTTGACCGCAAACGAACAAGCTTACGAGCAGGTATCTCAAGAACAAGAGATTGCAGCCTTGGGCGATAATGCACAAGAGCGAATCAAGAATGTTGAGGGCTTCCTGAAGAACAATCTGGATGCAGAAACATACGAGGCTGCGCGTGACTTGGTAACAGACGCAAAATCTGTTCAGTTGATCGAGATGATTGTCAGTGCAACTGCTCCCAAGAAGTTACCTATCGATGGTGGAGAGCATCCTACTGGCATGACATGGTCAGACATTGAAGCCGAGATGTTCAAAAGAACCGATGATGGACAACTGCTCCGCAGCATTGATATGGCTCACGAGCGCAAAATCCAGAAGATGATGAAGGAATTTGGTGGCGACAAGCCGCATCATCACGTATTCGGTTGATCTTATGGGGTGTTTCGGTGTATAATCGGCACACTGGACACCCCTTTCTCCAAGGCCCAGTAAGTTAGGTTGGATGCTGACCAAATTTACTGGGTACTCAGCTAAAACCTTAAAAAATATTTTTGTTAATTTACTCTATTTTTTGAGGAATCTATTATGAGTAAGACATTATCATCGGTAGCTGTTACCGAATTTGACAGCATGGTGAAGCACGCCTATCAAGGCTCTAGCTTGCTCCGTCCTGCTGTTACTGTACGAAACAATGTTGTAGGTGATACCTACAAGTTCCGCAACATGGGCAAGGGTCTGGCTAACCAGAAGTCTACTTCTGATCTGGTTACTCCAATGGACGTTTCCCACAGCTTCGCAACTGCAACTCTGTCTAACTGGAATGCTCCAGAGTACACAGATATGTTCGATGCTGCTGAAGTAAACTTTGACGAGAAGCAGGAGCTTGCAAGCACTATCGCACAGTCTCTGGGTCGTCGTTGTGACCAGCTCGTTATCGACGCTATGGACGCTGAAACCACTTACGCTGCTACTGTAGTTGAAGGTGGCACTAACCTGACTACTGCTAAGGTTATCGACGCTCAGGTTGCTCTGCGTCGCCAGGGTGTACCTAACTCTGAGCTGTTCGCTGTTGTAAACGCTGGTGGTCTGGACGGCCTGCTGAACCAGGAGGAAGTAACTTCTTCTGACTACGCTAACGTTAAGGCTCTGGTAAATGGCGATGTTGATACTTTCGGTGGCTTCAAGTTCATCGTAGTTGAAGATCGTGATGAAGGTGGCCTGACTGTTGCTGCTAACATCGTTGACTCTTACTTCTTCCATCGTTCTGCTGTTGGCCTGGCTATCGGCATCGATATGAAGACTAGCGTTGACTGGATCGCTGACCGTACTTCTTGGCTCTGTAATGGCGCTCTGAAGGCTGGTGCAGTTTCTCGCGATGGCCTCGGCATCGTTAAAGTTCAATACGACGAAACCGCGTAAGGAGATATTATCATGGCTTTTTCACGAGATGGCTTATGCCGAATTGGTGGTTCTGGTGACTCTCGCGCAACTTGGGTGTATGCTTCTGTTGATGCACCTGCGACTGTTACTGGTTCTGGCTACTTCAACAACGCTTCCTCAGAGCTTTCTGTAGGTGACGTTGTACTGGTAGTAGACACAGATGCTCCCGCTGTAACTGTATCTTTCGTTAAGACCAATGCCTCTGGTGTTGTTGATCTTGCGTCTGGCACAGCCGTAGGCGATGCATAAGTAGTACCTGAATGGGGGCTTCGGCCCCCTTTCTTTCTAACCTAAAGGTTTATTATGGCAAGCAGTAAGCTATCGTTAATTAATAATGCACTTATTCTGATTGGCGACAGGCCATTGACCTCCCTGACTGATGGCACTCGCGCTCAGATTGTAGCTACAAACCTGTACGACAATGTTGTTGAGAATGAACTTAGCAAGCATCGTTGGGGTTTTGCTCGTAAAAAGATTGAGATTAGCAAGGACGTAGCAGCACCTGTAGGCGATGAATGGCAGACCACATACACACTGCCAGCCGACATGATCACCCTGATCAAGTTGGAGCCACTTATTCCATACCAGATTCTAGGCGACAAGGTTTACTGCAACTACAGCGGAACCCTGTATGCCGAATACATCCACAAGCCCTCAGAGGGCGATTGGCCTCCATACTTCTGCAAGATGGTAGAGTATGCGTTGGCTATGGACTTTGCGCCATCAATCCGAGATAGCGCATCCTCAATGGAGCTGACAGCTAATCAGTATCAGAATGCAAGTCGTATGGCTCGATACACAGACTCTCAGCAACATCCACAATCTTCTATTGCATACAGACCGTTTATTGATGTGAGGTTCTAATGGCGAAGTCACAAAACCTGCAAACCAGCTTTGCCAGCGGGGAACTGTCACCATTAATATTAGGACGCACCGATCTAGAACAATACTACAAGGGCGCTCAAACTGCTGAAGGTGTGGTTATTGTCCCCCAGGGTGGCGTAAAGCGTAGACCTGCACTTGAGTATATTGCCGACTCGCTTACCGGCCTTGCTCGACAAACTGACGTAAATCCAACAATGCCTAATGGCGGCACTGGCAGTGCCATTAATGATGGCGTTCTTGGCGGCACAGAAACAAATGCAGGGGTAACTGCAACCAGTCCTTGGACTATTGCTCAATATGATTTTGGCGCTACTTATCGTCCAGATTGGATGACTATTGGCGGCATAAAGTTAAACTATGTTACTTTTACTACTGACAGGCAGACTGCCGATGTAAACCTAGAATACTCTAGTGATGGAGCTTCTTGGACTACCTATAAAACATTTGAGATTAATAGTGATTTTTGGGGAGGCAGAGATAGGCGCTGGGATGTAACAGGAATAGCTGAAGCAAGCAGAAGATACTGGAGAATCACTACCGATTTAGGCAATGAAGCAAACTGGAAAGTATTTATAAGAGCGTTTGAGGCCCATATAGAAAGTGGGTCAGCAAGCTCTCCAAAACTGTTTGAATGGAATTATGCAGCAGATCATCATTTTCTTGCCGTCTTAACTCCGTTAAATCTTCGGATATATCGCGCACCTCATGCTGGAAGCAATAACACTGTTTATGTAGCAGACATTCCTGTTCCTTACCAGGGCGGCTATGGCAACCCTGTACAAGAGGTCTATGAAGTTCGTGCGTGTCAGACAGAAAATGTCATGCTCATGTTCCATGAGGATCATCAGCCGTTTCGCATTGTATTTGATGGCACAGATAGTGTTGATGCTTTTACAGGCACCTATATTAACTTTGCTAATACGCCAAAATATGATTTTAATGATGATCAAAGTCCAGCGCCAGTATCTGCCATACAGGAAGTAACTTTTTCAGGCTTCTCCAAAGGCGAGAGATATGAAATAAATATTGAAGGTGTAACCAGTAAAACTATTGTATATGGTGGTGATTCTGATGCAGACGAGCAAGCCACTACTGCAAACAACTTGCGTCAAAATATATTGGATATGCCTGTTGTTGGATTTAATGGCGTAAACGTAGAGCGCGTAGGAAACCATACATATAGAATTACTTTGTATGATGAGTCTGCTGGCGATTATAATCTTTTCTCTGGCTACTCTATAAGTGACACAGGCGACACTTTGGCCTTTGAAATAATTCAGCAAGGAAGTCCAAGAGAAGAATTTGTGTTTTCTGATACTAGGGGCTACCCAAAGTCTGGCGTGTTTTATAATGGAAGGCTATGGCTTGGCGGGTCAAAGTCAAAACCGCAAAGTTTATTTGCTAGTCGCGCTGGGCATTATTTAGATTTTTACTTAAACTCTGGGCTTGATGATGAGGCTATTTTTGTCACCATTGACGCAAAAGAGTTGACTAACATTGTAGCCCTTAATCCTGATCGCGGGCTTCAAGTGTTTACTAGCGGTGCAGAGTTTATTGTAAAGGGCGATACTCCGGCTACTATTACAATTGAGCCTCAGACGCAGCATGGAACTTATGACGCAGACGTTCAATCAATAGATGGCTCTACATTGTTCCTAGATAGAAATGGCAAAACCCTTCGGCAGTATTTGTTTAACTTTAATGAAGACTCTTTTGTAGGCACAGACATATCTGTTCTGTCTTCACAGTTAATTGACCAGCCAAGAGACTTTGCCATACTGAAGGGAGACACAAGCCAAGACGCTAACTATGTGTTTATTATTAACAAGGATGGTAACGGTTCTGTTCTGAACACTTTGCGATCACAGGACATTAATGGATTTACAAGATGGACTAGCCCAACAGGAATGATTCTTCAGTCTTGCTGCGCTACTGATGACGAGCTGT